AGCCTGCAAAGCCTCGTGGAATTTTGATGGCTATACCAGTATCAATAAGTTTTTGTTCATTTGGATAAATATCAATTTCTTGGGTGTCTTCCTCAAACCACGCAAACAGGTCTGCGCCTGCATCTGTCGGGTGAGCACGCTTAGGTAATTGAGCACCTGGATTAACTAAACATTCTAGTGTTTTTTTCATTTCTGTATGGTATATACTAGTACCACCATTGCTTATTATTGTATTTGCGTTCATTTTAAGTAGTTCTCCAAAATTTCATCAATTTGTTTGCAGTTTTCTACACCAATAGCATCTTCGCTATAAGTGACTAAATCCATAAGTTTATAGTTTAATTCTAGTTGTTCTTTAGACTTGTTAAGAGCTTCAATATATTTATACTTTCCGCTAAGAGGAATACTGGCAATAATATCCCAAGTGCTACCATATTCACTAACAAGACCCACAGCACGCTTGGGGCCAATACCAGGCACACCAGCCACATTATCACCACTATCCCCAGTAAGACATTTAATACTGATATAGTCTTCAGGGTTGAAATCATAGTGTTCATTCCAGTTGTCAATTGTGGTCTCCTTGCGTGTAACATAGCTAAAACGTGAAACATTATTATTAACTAATAAATCCCAATCTTTATCACTAGACACCAGCCAGATATTATCAACGGGTAATTTTTTAGCAACAATGTATGCAGCAATATCATCAGCCTCTACGCCTTGAAAACGAACAACAGGATAATCTGTTGTGTTTTGAATGTGCTCTAGTGTTTTAGTAAAATCTTCAAAAAACAATTCAAACTGTGCTTTTTCAGCATCTGTTTGTAGTTCAAATTTATCTTTGCGATTTTGCTTATATTCAGGATAAATAGCTTTGCGGTAGTTTGACGAACCTTGATCACAAGCAATAATAACGTGTGATGCACGATAACTTTTCTTTAGACTTTGTACTGTGCGTAAGTAGTCTTCAGCAAAATCAGTAGCACCGCTATGTTTATAACGAAATGCTAAGTTGAGTGCATCTACCACTAGTAGAGTATTTTCTTGTTCTGTAATTTTTGTAAATGTTTTAGACATGGTTATTTCTGTTGTTTAAGCTAATATTATACCTGATCTAACCTAAATTGTCAAGTTACAAAAATAGGGTTCTCATGTGTAAGCCAGTCTTCCAGCAATGCTGTAAAGAACTCGTGACCGTCACACTGTACAAATACATAGCGATAGCTATTATCTTTAGGCATTTCTTCAAATGCCACAAATATTTTAGATCTGTCAAATTTGTATATTAAAAGCGGATATTTAGTAACTTGTAAACCCTGACGTACTGTTTGTTTCCAAAACTCTAATAGCTGTGGATTTTTATCAGTAAGCACGTGTGATGTTAAATGATCTTCTGCATAGCCTTTTACTTCTACACAAAATTGGTTACTTCGCCCAGGCACATACAAATCGCCTTTTAACTGATGTTTAGGGTCAAGGGCTCCACTTCCTGGAACCCTTTCCCATCCTAAGCCAGTGTGCTTTCTTAGCATATCCCTGACTACGGTTTCAGTTCTTGCGCCTTTTGCTCTACTATCAACCATTACTCAGCTGGTGCTGATTCTACAGGTGCTGGGGCTGGTTGAGATTTAGTTTTTACAACAGGAGCTGGAGTATCTACTACTGGGGCTGGTACTGCATTGATTTCAATTGTAGCATTTTGATCAATTCTAATAGTAGCTTTGCCACTTTCACCGTATACTGTACGAGTATAATACTCGTCATCAGTAAAACTATCACCAACCTTTAGTGCAATTGTTTTGCCGTCTCTATTAATAGAAACTACTGCATCGCCTGTTAATTCTTCTAAAATCATATTATACCTCTATTTGTGAGATGTTGTTACGTTTCACTACATTTACTTTTTCCAGTAATGGGTGAGTAAATCCGTGTGAAACAAGGAAAGTATTTAAGTGTTCTTCTCGTAATAACACTTCTACTAATTTTTCTTTACCATCAGTATCTAGTGTTTCTACAGTTTCGTCTAATATTAATAGATTAATTCTTGAACTAGATAGTGTTTGCATAAGTTTTCTAATTGCTAACAATGTAGCAACATTAACTCTAGCTTTTTCGCCACCGCTTAACGCTAATATTTCTATATCTTTGCCATTATCTGTAATAACAACATTTAATTTATCACTAGCATTAATTTTAAAACTGATTTGAAATCTACCATCACTTAGATCAACTAAATATTTATTAGTAATTTCTTCCAAATCTTTTACTAAACATTCTATTTTATATGCAACTAAACCAGTTGTTGAAAATGTTTTAGTTAACACATTTAATATACTCATGCGCTCACTAAGTTCATGAAGATTATTACTATAAGTTTCTAACTCTTCACGCATTTCTACTAGTTGTTTACTTACTAAGTCTACTTTAGTGTTGTGTGCTAAAATTTCTTTATTTTTAGACTCTGCATTAGCAATTTGTTTGCGTAATTCTTGTAGTTGTGTTTCTAGTTGGCTTAAAGTAGTCTCTATTTGTTGTTTATCTAATAGTTCGTTTTGATACTCAGTATTAATCAATCTGTGGTATTTTTCCCACTCTTCTTGTGATTTTTGAGCTTGTTCCCATGCAGTTTTTTGTTGTTTTAAACTAAAAATTCTGCCTGCATATTCACTTGAAAGCAATTCTGCACTTTCAACTTCTGTAGCTTTTTCAGTAATCAATTCAGTAACTTTAGTTTCATTAATCTCTGACAAACAAGTAGGACAAGTACCATGCAATGCTTTCATCTTTTTAATAAATGTTTGTGCATCACTTATTGTTTTAGATAATTTAGCTACTTCTGACTGATATTCCTCAATACCTTCTTGAGGTTTATCAGGAATAGGCAGTAAATTAATTTTAGCTTGCAGCTGTTTATAAGTATTATTTTGTTGAATCTTTTTATTAGTAGCTTCTAAACCATCTAATTGTTGAGATAGTACTAGTGTTTCACTATACAACTTTGTATCCATTTCTGGAACTTCAATTAGTGGTTTAATAGTTAAGTCTGTAGATTCATACTTATTTAACCAACTATTTACAGTACTAACTTTTGAACTAGCTGTTGCAATATCTTTTGCTAATTCAGTAGTGACTTCTTTAAAAATTTCAGCAGCACGAGTATACTTTGAAAGATTTAAAATCTCAATAAGAAACTTTTTTCTAGCAGTATCAGGAGCAGTTAAAAACTCTAAACTACTAGCATTACTTTGATAAACAATTTGTGCAAAACTTTTATGATCAAATCCTAAAATTTCTTCAATCATTTTATAAGTAGCAGTTGCAGTATGTGCACTTATATCGTTACCATTTTTAAATAATTTAACTGTTTGCGCACTGCCACGAGTACTTTTAATAGTATAATCAATACCGTCTCTATTAAAATCTAGTTCAATATTGTAACTTTTATCTTTAACATACCTGTTTAAAATATCTGCTTTTTTAATACCTTTAGAATTTTTATTAAATAAAACTTCTTCTAATATTAGTGCAATTGAACTTTTTCCGTGCCCATTTCTACCTACTAGTTGTGTAAGCGGTGCTTGTACAAAATCAATTTGATTATCTTTTCCGTAGCTAAAGGCATTAGCCCATCGTAGTTGTTTTATAGTTATCATTTATAGCTAATCTCTTTTTTAGTTCTGGTAGTCCGCCAATATGTTCACCATCAAGAAAAATTTGTGGAACACTTCTAGCATTAGGTACTTTTTCAATTAAATCTTTTTTACTATATTTGCCATCACCAAGCATATATTCTTTGTACTCAATAGCAAATGAAGTCAATAAACGTTTAGCTTCTGTACATGCTGGACAATTAGGTTGAGACCATACTTCTGCACTAGTCTTGGTTAATTTTTTCTGCATAGTTTTGAAACTCCTTTAATACATTTTCAATAGTAGTCTCTGGTAGTTCCAAAATATAAGTTAAATACTCTTTAACTTCTTCTGCCATAGACATTTCAGGATCTAAAATTAGCGCACTGTCTGTGTCGCGTTTAAGTACTTTGCGGTCAATTAGATCACTATCTTCTAATTCACCAAGTTCTTGCATATCACCTTCAACTTGATAAATGGTATGATCATAATCTGTAGCAGGTTTAGGGTCGTCAACACCTACAGTTTTTCTAATCAATTGTGGTAGTTGTAATTTACGCCACTCGTGCTCTAAAGTAATAGAATCCAAAATAATAACCCCAGTATCAACACTATGTCTATGAAAACTAGTGGTAACAGGGCTTCCTGGATATAGTATATTAAGTTGCGAGTTTTCATAACTATGTAAATCTCCAGCTAATACTAGTTTCCAGCGATCAAATAATGCTAAATCCATTTCAGGTTTAACGTGTGGTGGAATTTCTCCACGAACGTGTGTAAAACAAATATCGCTGTGTACTAAATGTGGTGCTTTTTCAAACTCTTTTAGTTTGTTGTATGGAATAAAATCCATATTTTCCATAGTGTAGTAGTCATCAATAACTGTTACCAATGGATTTAATCTATTAGTAACTTGTTTTAGGTTACTAAGAAATGTTGTATCTTTTTTAACGGCTTCGTGATTACCTGCATAAATAATTGTATTGACATTACAACTATTAACTAAGTCAAAGTAAGTTTCTAATTCTTCCATATTAGGAAGTTTATCAAAAACATCACCACCTATAACAAATAAATCACACTCACTTTGGATAGCCTGTAGCTGACTCCAAAGCATATTATACCTATTTTTAGCCCAATCAATAGGTACATTCTTCTGACCTAACTTAATGTGTACGTCAGCTGTAAATAATACTTTCATATGACCTTTATAAGACAGAAAAGCCCGCTAAGCTGTTCGTTTAGCGGGCTTTTTGTTGATTAACCTAATTCTTTGACGGCTTCAGCAGCAGCACTATCAGTGCTTTCTTCTTCATCAACATTGTTTGTAATCTTTTCTAACAATGCTTTTACTTCTGCTTCTGTAGGACGAATGAATTTCTCATCAATAGGTTTAGCTGCTTCAGCCATTGCACGCTCTTCATCTGTCAATGCGCGAGTTTTACAACGCAAAACTTGTAGAGTATACTCTACATTGAATGGAAGCGGGCCTGTCTTAGTACGCTTAAATACTACATCCCAACCTGTATCAAAATCTGTAGGGTCGCCCAAATCTTCCGCTGCTGATACAATTTGCTCAAACAACTTCTTTTTAAGATTTAGTGCTACAACTTTATTCTGTTTAGGGTCAATAACGTTAACTGAATAACTCCAGCTACATTTTGCATCAGGAAAATATTCGTTAACATAGTCTTTTTCTGCGTTATCGAATTTTTCTTTTTCACGGCTAAAAGCCAAACACTCTACTGGAATGTCTTTATTATTAGTGCCTTTTAGCCAATAAATATATCGTGGAAGAACCCCACCGATTAGACGAACTGTATTTTCTCCGTCTTTGTACTCATATGCCTCAACTTTATTAGATTGAGCTTTACCTTTTGTATTTTTAAAACTTAGTGCCATTTTTAATTTTCCTCGTATTTGAAATAAATTTTGTTTTCTTTGATTGTTATTAGCGGATTTGATTTTATTGCGTTAAGGTCTATATC